ACCTAACCAGATGGCTGCTCCACAAATGTAGTGAAGTTTTGTTTTTCATATAGATTAGGCTTATGTACATTTGTTATAAGCGACAAAGGTATTTTTGGCTGTATCAGTCTTTCGCTTTGAAAGATCAAGGGTTTATAACTCTTGGTCTTTTTTTTCAGTTTGAATGGTGGGATTTTCATTTTTTCCTTTTACTAATTTTCTAGCTATACGACCCCTTGGTTTTGCTTTTATTTCTTCTAAATGTTTTTGAACATGAGGACATCCATGTTTCGCAGCAACAGATGCAAGTTTTTTATATTTATCGTCAAACTGGTGACCGCCTTCAGATGTCCATGTTAAGCCAGCAATACTTCTTGCGTTATCTGCAATTATTCCGTCTTGCGATCCTCTTTTAAAAATTTCTTGTTCTGTCATAGGCTCTACTTCATAAGAGACTTTTTTTGGCAAAATTAAAATTTGTGCATATGGCTCGTCTTTTCTAAATATATATTTTTGTCCTTCAACTGGATTTTTGAAAACAACAAAAAATATTTTTGACCACCAACTAGTTTGCAAATGCCCCGGAACTACACATGGAACAGTATTTGTTGTGTCGGTATAAAATCTTGGATGAGACTCCATTCTTAGTACATATCCATCTGGAACTTGTATGTCTAAGCATGATGTCATTCCAAAATGACCATCAGCAAAACAAGCAAATGGAGGGAGATGAACTCCTTGTGATTTTGTAATTTCATTTTCTGCTGCGAAATCACCTTCAAAATGCATCTTGCCATCACGCATTGTAGCGTGAAATTCCGTTTCAAACGGAAATGTTAATTCCATCCCATAAGTTGAACCATCGATAAATGGCTGGCAGTGCCATGGTTGTGCCTTACTTCCATTTGTGTGTGTGTGATCACAACCACTCCAGCCGGGAATTTGAAGTTTTATAGATTTTGGTGGTTTTCCCAAATGCCATGTTCGACACTTAACTCTAATAGTTTCAGACATTTTTGGTGTCACACTCCATAACTAGGTATAAAGGAAAAAAAATGAACGATATTAATCATCCATCAAAAGGTCTCAATGAATGCAATGATAAAAGCCCTTTGAATTATAATGAAAATCTTGATTCATTTCCATCAAATTGCAAACCCGGAGAAAATAATTCCAATTTTCGCCAAGTCAATGACGAATCATTGAATTGGCTTAAAGATACGACAAATAAAAAAGTTGGTTTGGGTGCTGCTGCAAATTGTGATCCTATGCAGACTGGATCTATTTTAAATGATCCTAGTAAAACTAGTCGTGACACCATTTATCGTTATTCAAAAGCGAAGCGTGGTTGCGATGATGCGATGAGAGACCTTTTTACAGATATTGTTGTTATTGATGAAAATGCAAAAGCTCATCCAATTCCAATTATTTGGGGTACACAAGAAAAAGCAGTTGCAGCAATTCTTTTAGACAATGTAAGAAAAGATGAAACATTAGTTGTTGATAGAATTAAATTACCGATGTTAGCAATTCATGATTCGGACATTCAGTTCAATACAAGCAGATATACATATCACAAGGCTTTAGATTATAGAAGATATCTAAGAGAAGATAATAAGCCGGGATTTACAATTGATGAAAAATACAATAGAGACACAGTGCTTGGATTTGCTCGTGGAATACCAGTAGATATTACATATACTCTTTATGCTTGGACATTATATGTCGAAGATATGAATCAAATTTTAGAACAAATTTTGTTAAAATTTAGTCAAACAGCATATATAAGCGTAACTGGCGTTCCGTATGAGATAATAGTAAAGCTTGATTCGATTGCTAATAATTTGGATTATGAACCCGGAGATCAAGCAATCAGAGTTATAAAATATCAGTTTAATATGACAACTGAAACATATATACCTCAACCGATCACCAGACAAAAAGCCGTACTAAAAACAAAAATTGATTTTGTTGATGGCTTAGAAGAAAACGAAATTCAGCAGGTTATGGCGAGATTGGAAGAAAGTGTAAAGGAACTTAAATGTTAGAAATTAAGAACAAGCATAGATTTCCAGTTCAATTAATCATAAGGTCAAGGAAGGCTCCTCGTGCTTTCACAACTTTGAATATTCCGGGAATAGGTTGTGGAAAAAATATTTTTTATTTAGAAGATGAACGAGCAACTGAATATATAGACAGAGCAGTAACTGACGGATTTATCTCTGTCAAGCATGTACCGAACAATATTTTGTTAAAAAAGGGAGAATAGACTATGGCGATACTTAGAGGTTTTCCACCATCAAACACAATCAGTCCAAGTGTTCGCATTGCCGAAAAGGACTTGAGTTTTGTCGCACCAGAGCAATCTTTGCACAGGGCGGCTTTAATTGGATTCGCAAGCAAAGGTCCAATTAATATTCCTACTATAATTGCAAGCCAAAGACAGCTTCGTAGAACCTTTGGTAATCCTCATCCAGAAAATGGAGATCCATATCTTATCTACGCTGCAGAAAGTTATTTGCTTATTGCAAATGAATTGTATGTTGTTCGTGTTGCAGATACCGATCCAGTTAGCGATGAATCTGCGACTATGGCAGAAGTAGAAGTTCCTTCTGCTGGTACAATTATCGAAATTGTTTCTGATACTCCTTCACCATATGTTTTCGATCAAACTAGCTTTTTCCGTTGGAGACTTAATGGTGTACTCAGCGAAAGAACTTTGATAGTTGAAGAAAATGGCACAGGTTACGATACAGATGAACTTGTAGAATTACTGAACGATCAAATTGATTTTCAGAATGATGGCATTCAATTTTTTGGTGGAGCAGATGATAATATAGGAATAAGAACTCTTTGGGCTTATGGTCCTTCTGCAGAACTTGAATTTGTTGCTGTACAGAACTCCATTTGTGGTTCCGAAGGATCTACTGGTCTTGGAACAGATATGTTAGTTGCTGAAATCCAAGGCACTGCGTCTCATTATCCCGATGTTACTTATACAACATCAGGGTATTATAACTTTGATGGATTAACTGGCATTACTCTCAATATCGTTGTTGATGGAACAGATAATGTTCTTATCGACAATGTAGTTCAAGTTATTGATCTTTCAGCCTTTGACGGCATGGGCGATGTAGATATTGATGATATCGTTACTGAAATCAATAGCCAAGTAGAAAGTGGAAGTCTTCCCGGTGGTTGGATAGCTTCTGTATTTGGAGGAACATCTTTGAAGTTTGAAACGCTTCATAGTGGTCGTGATGCTAGATTGCGTATTAAACCAGATAGCACTGGCGAACTTATATTCGGATTGCCGACAACAACCGCAAGTGGTGACACTCCTCCCGGCGATATGAGTGAGGCATCCCTTTGGACATTTGGTAGAGTGGCTGGCGATACCAATAACGATGGATCTATTTCTTTCTTGGTTACTGCAGACTCAGTTGGTATTGAAGGAAACTTCACTCAAGTTGTTGTTAAAAACAACACTCGTGACAGCAATTGGATTCTAGAAGTTTACAACAATGGAAATCAAGTAGAATCTTGGGGTCAACTCACAAAAGATTCTGCAAGTACATTCTATATTGGAAGCTACTTATCTTTAGTATCTGATTATATTCGATCAGTAGACAACACAGATGTTCTTGCTGGACCCGCAGACGGAACATATACATTGTCTGGTGGTTCTGATGGTATTCCTTCAGATCCAGATTTACAAGATTCTTTATTGATCGGTAGTTCTGTTGGATACAGTGGTATTTATGCTGTATCTGAATCTGAACAATATGACATCGATTTAATTGCGGTTCCCGGACATAGCAGCACGACTGTAGTGACAGAATTGCTTTACATGTGTCAAAATTTCCGCCAAGACTGCATGGCAATTATTGATGCTCCATTCGGCTTGACCGTAAATGAAATCATTGCATGGCAAAATGGAACTCATCCTTTAAACACCACTAGATTCGATAGTGACTTTGGTGCGCTTTACTGGCCATGGGTTCGTATTCGTGACAACTTCAACAGAGTAGACATTTGGGCGCCACCTAGCGGATCTATAATGGCAGTTTATGCACAGAGTGATCGCTTGGCTCGTCCTTGGTTTGCTCCTGCAGGTATCACCCGTGGTGTTGTTCCCGGTATTAATGATGTTTATTCTCGCCCTTCGCAAGAAGAAAGAGACTTGATGTATGGCTATAGGAACTGCATTAATCCTATCGTACAGTTTGTAGATACTGAAGGTTTCGTGGTTTGGGGTCAGAAAACTATGCAGAGAAGACCCACTGCTCTTGATCGTGTAAATGTAAGACGCTTAATGTTTTATATTGAAAAGCAAATCAAGGCTAAGTCACGAATTCTATTGTTTGAACCACATGATGAACAATTTAGAGCAGAGTTCATAAGAATTGCAACTTTAGTTCTTCAAGAGGTTCAGACTGACCGAGGTATTACAGCCTTTAAAATTAAGGCTGATGCCGAACTCAATACTTCCGATGTGATCGATAGGAATGAGTTTAGAGCAAGAATTGGTGTACAGCCAACAAGAGCAGTTGAATTCATGTTCCTTGAGTTCAGTATTCATCGAACCGGCAGTGACTTCACCGAAAGCACAGATGCATTCTAATTTTTGAAAGGGGAATTAAAAAATGGCACAGTTAATGCACTTAAATGAGTTGGCTACAAACACCAACTTGGTATTCAAAAGAAAATATAGATGGACATTCGAAGTTCAGTGGAACGGCAAAAAGGTCGGCAAAAACTTTGTAAAGTTGGCTAGTCGTCCTAATTTAACAATCGAAGAAACTGAAATCAACTACTTGCACGGAAAAATGTGGATTCCGGGCAAGGCAAGTTGGGAAACCATCACTGTAACCTATTATGATGTTGCTCGCTCAACAGGCAACGGCATGACAGATCTTTACAGCTGGTTAGCTTCGATCTATAATTTTCAAGATCAAGGCGAAAAGATGATGCAGCAGACCACCGTCCAAGGTGATGGTAATAATGGTGGTTGGGCTGGCAAAGGTACTTTGCTTATGTATGATGGTTGCGGAACAGAACTCGAATCTTGGGAACTTCGAGGCGTTTGGCCATCAGCCGTAAACTTTGGCGATCTCGACTATAGTTCTTCTGAAGAAGCAACTATCGAGTTGACCCTTAGATATT